TATTTGTAACCACTATCAAATGTGGCATAAGATGAAGAACGTATTCCACTATAAAAGCTTTGTACGTTACTTGATTGTGTATTTGCATTTGCAATATTAACTACGTCACTTCTTTCAGGTGATACAAAAACGATTGCATCTTTTCTGTTTTCAGCGATTGTAATTAAATTGTCAATATGTGTAGCGTCACACTTACCAGCAATAATTAATCCAACATCAACAGTTTCTGTGTCACTAAACTTCTCGTAAGCAGTTTTTCTTTGACCAGTTGTTGAAGCTGAACCGTTAGCACCAGCTTGTAATGAAGTTTGACTTGGTACAGTTACAGCAGTAAATGTTGTACCTGCAGCAGTAGAACCCCAATTAGTTCCTGATGTATTGTGGTCCATCCAGTAAACGTATGCTGATTTAGCATAAATTACATCTGGATAATAGTTAGTGTCGCCTTGAGCTGATTTTGCATCTGACGCTTTAGATACTTTAGAATAAGTTTCTAAAACTTCTCCTGCACTACCTGTTATTCCACCGTCTTCATCAAACACAACAACGTGCATCTCATCTCCTGAGCCGCTTCTTGCTGTAGTATATGCTGAAGTTCCTGGAGCGCCTGCTACTAAATCAAAGAATCTCCATCTTCTTTTAATGTTTGAGTCATCAACAGGGGCAACATGCAATCCGCCTGTACCCTCGTCAGCTCTAACAAAGCTTAATTGTGTTCCAGAATCTACAGCTGTTACTCTGTATTTTCTGCCATCATAATCAGATCCACTTGCAGTAGTAGAAAATTCTATAATATCTCCTACGTTAAATCCACTAGTTGAATCAGTTATAATTGATTGGTCACCAATTGAGTGTGCAGTTCCGTCAACTTTTGTCTTCGCTGCTTCTTCGTATGCAGTAGCTGAGGGACATATAGAAACAGCTAAATTGTTTCCGTGTGCACCTGCAGTTCTTGCAGCCCACTCACCAACTGATGCAGAACCATCTGCATAGTTGTTTTGGTAATCTGTTGTATTGTTAATTGTAAAACTACTACCTGAAACAGTAGCGTTTGACAATCCTGTATTAGATACTCGTACTACTCGTAGTGCGTTAGAGTATTGTAAAAAGTTGGCAGCACTGAAAAAATCTTCAAAGTTTGAAGAATCAGGTTTACCAAAAGTGCTTACAAGCTCTTGTTCACTAGAAATCGTTATGACTTCATCTAAAGGACCTTGTCTAAACTCTCCTGCAAATGCACCTGTTGAGGTAGATACTGCAGGTATAATTCTTGTAAGGTCTTTTTCCTGTACGAGAACACCTGGTGATACTTGAAATGCCATTAGGTTTTCTCCTTATTTTTATAATTAGCTAATTTTATTATCATTTAATCCAAAAATTCGTATTATTCATACGCCCATATCCAATTCGTTATTACCTTGATTCTATTTATAATATCAAAAATGTTCACCTTTTCGTACTACAGGTCGCCATACATCACCATACTCATCAACAGTTTCTTCTTCGTGTTCATTTATACCATCATCCAAGAAACCAAACGGTGCCATATCTTGTTCTATTATATTAGCTTGTTCTTCGTATAGTTTAGAACGTACATCAGCGTTAGTTAATTCTTTGAAATATACTTGATTTGACAACCATCCAAACACCACTAAACAAGTCATTAAATCGTCATTACAGCCTTCTTCTGCCATCCAAGAATTATGACGCCTAGAAAAAGTTGACATTTCTTCTATAATATTAAAGTCATTTATAATCAATTTATCTGTTTCAATTATTGTTTTTAAATTAGAACAACCAACTTTTTTTACTTGTTTTGTCATTCTTAAACCTAGCTGACTTCCTCTTGCACTAAATCCTTGACCTAACACTTGACCAGCTCTACCTTTTTGTGTTGTCATCAATACGTTTTCGTATTCCAAATCAAAATGTAAAGCGTCAGATATTTGTGCACCAATATCATTGACCTCAACAAGAACGTGAGCTTTATTATATGCTTTACAAGTTTTCTCTATTATACTAGGAAACAATAATGGTTTTATATCGTTGTTTCTATATTTAGCAACTACTCTAAAAGGCATTTGTGTGACATCAAATATTAAGAATGCAGAATAGTCTTTATTTAATCCTCGTGCAACGTCAACAGTACACGCATATATTTTTTTAGGATCAGGTTTTTCAAATACATCTAAACCTTTTTGTGATTGTAAAGGTGCCATATATGGCATAACTTTTATTTTTGCTGGATTTATTAATGTATCAATACTACCCAAAAATTCACACTCAAACTCCTGTGAAAACTGTTCTTCAGATGTATTACGAATTGTCATCTCTTTCCATTTTTCATCTCTACCAGGTATTTCTGACCAATGCACTTGTAATGGTTTGTAATCATTGTTTCCATTTTCAGCATCATGCCATAATTTGTAATACATATTCATACCGTGAGGTGTAGATACAATTATCATTTTTGTTTTTTGACCAGATGATATAGTAGGATATACAGAGCTAAAAAATTGTTCTGCTATTTGTGCTGGTACGAAAGCAAATTCATCTAAAAATATTATATTAAATGAACCACCTCTAATAGCACTTGATGATGTTGCCGCTGCTACAATCTTACTACCATTTTCTAATTCTATGTTACCTTTATTCCAATTTAATACACCTTGTTGTAAAAACTTTGGTATATTTTCATATGCAAGTTGTAATCTACCTAATATATCTCTAGCAGTAGATGATTTATTTGCTAGTATAGCAATGTTTGAGTTTTGATTAAATAGTGCATAGTGTAATAAGTAAGATACAATTGTTGTTGACTTACCTGATTGTCTAGGTAACTTGTAAATAGAAAAACGATTTTCGTGCATATTGTCAATCATTTTTTCTTGGAATTTATACATTGAAAAAGGTATAAGTCCTTCATCCAAAGATACAATCTTTACATAGTTTGTTATAAAATGTAATGGGTCTTTAGAACATTTATCAAATTCTACAATTTGATCCTGAGTAAATTCTACAGGTACATTTGCCTTTTTTAAATTAGGGTTACCTAGATATACGTCATTAGTGCTCATAATTATATATACCACCCAATCATTGTGTATCTATTTTTATTTTTAATTTCTGTTACACTATGCATATGCTTGTTTCCTACAAAAGTCATTAACTTACCTTTTTCAGGTTTTATGGTGGCTATATTATGTATAATAGTTTTACCTCCATCATAATCGTCATTAAGATATAATATGAAAGCAAATTTATCATTATCGTGGTCAGTATGATTTTCCATTTTAGTAGATACTGGCCACTTTACAATTTCTACATTTTCAATCATTTTAGCACCATAAATTTTTAAAAAATCATTTTCTATTTTACTTAATATACTTTTAATTATTATATTATCAGAGTTTTTTACTATTAAAGGGTTTGTTTTATTACTCTCAAATAAAAATGTTTTATCTAAATTATCTTCATAGTGTTGTATTAGATGGTCGCATTCCTCATTAGTAATATAATTTTTTTTAATTATCATCTTGTTTAAAATAATACCAACCTGTTATTATTGTTTTTTCTTTTGTTCTACTAACTTGTCCTTTATGTATGTGTGTCCATTGAGCTGGCCAAATTAAAGTTAAACCTTTTTTAGCAGGAACAGTTATTTTTTGATAATCAAATAAAGTTCCACCATCTTCTACATCATTTAAATAAGTCATAAAAACTAAATGTCTTCCAAATTCTTTTTTCCATCCCTCATTTTCACAATGCCAACCGTGATAACCTTCATTTTTTCTGTATCTTTGTATTTTCGTATTTTCTTTGATATAAAATCTATTCAAATTATATAAATGAGGTTTGTACTTTTCCATATAATTTTCTAAAACATTTTGTAAAGCTTTTGTATAGTTTCCAAATTTTTTATCCATCATCTCATAAGTCAATGCTATTTCTTTTTGATTATTAACTCTGGTATTGATTTCATTAGCATCATTTTTATTTTTATCATAATAATTTATTATATCATCACAGATACTTTCATCTATATACCAACCACCAATAAAACTTTCAAAAGGAAACTTATGTTCTATCATTTATAATAACTCCTTCTATATGAGTATAACCTAATTCAATGGCTGCGTTTACTCTTTGACTTCCTCTCCATACACTATATTGTTTTTCAATATATGGTATACCCATAGCGCCATATCGTGGTGCTTCTGATATAATGTGTTCTTGTACTTCTATAGGATTAATCAGTTCTTCACCTTCTATTAACTCTGGAAGTGGCGCCATAGATTTAATATAAATTAAATCACTTATCGGTATTATCTTCGCCTTTGGGTGTGATGTTTTTGCCTTCAATATTTTCATCTTCTTTTTTTCTATTTAACATCTTTTGTAATTCAGCAGTTGATCCTACAAACAATGCATTTTTAATTTGTGGACTAGCATGTTTAGGTAATTCTTTTAAGTCTTTTAGTTTTTTTTGTAAATCTTGTAATTTATCTACAGTCTGTCCTACTTGACCTATTAGTTGACCAGCAACTTCATAAGCTCTAGGATGTTGACCTTCTTTAGCAATATCTAATATACCTTCAATAGCTTCTTGTCCTCTTTCAATTAAATTGTAATAGTTTTCTCTACTATACTTGTAATCGTTTTCTACATCAGCTTTTTTATCGTCTTCTCTACGAGGAACTGCTGGTTTGAATTCTTGTTTAACCACTTCTTTTTTAGGTTCTTTTTTTTCAATACCTAATATTTCGCTGACTCTATCTTCTAATTTTGACATATTATTATTTAGTAATTACTAATTCCTTTTCTGGTACCCATAAAGCATCTATATCTGTATTTAAAAAAGTTCTATATGCATCATCAAAAGTTTCTACCATTGCTTCGCTTGATGTGTTAAAGCTTGTATTTAACAACATAGGTAAATTTGTTAATCTATTAAATGCAGTTAACAAATCAAACATATGTGGTACAGATTTATTAACAGTTTGTATTCTACTTGTTCCATCAGTATGAGTTATTGCTGGAAATTTTTTTGTATTTTTTATATCAAAAGATAAAGTCATATAAGGAGATGATTTTAAACCATACATTTCAAAATAATCAGTACAATATTCTTGTAATATAGAACAACCAAATGGTCTATACCATTCTCTTTGTTTGACTTTATTTACAATTTCTTTTCCGTTAGGATTACGAGGATCAAACAATATAGAACGATTACCTAAAGCTCTCGGTCCACCTTCTGCTTGACCTGATATAACAGCAACAATTTTTTGATTATCCAATAATCTGGCAATATCAATTGGTCTACATTTTTTTCCATCTATATTATGATTGACTTTATGACCTTGAAATGCTGTTGTTCCTAATGGAAATTTCTTTTTATCTTTTGTTTTATTTCTATAAACAAACATTGCTGCACCTAAACTATTACCACTATCGTCTGCTAGTGGTTCAAAATAAAATTTGACATTAGGTAAATTTTTTACTAAATGACTATTTGTTACAACATTCAATCCATAACCACCTGTAATACATACTTTGTCTATACCAGTTTGTTCTACAGCATTTTTAACTAAATCTAATACTCTTTGTTGAGTTTGTTTTTGTACCTGATAAGCATAATCAGCATACAGAGAATAATTACTTTGTGGAACAATACTAACTTCTTCATTTTCATAATCTTTAAAATAAACTTGTCTTATATCATCATCTTTATAATCAAATAAATCTTTATTAGGTATACCATTTTCAAATAAATTTTTAAACTCTTTGTCTTTTCCCCATCCTGCAAGTCCCATAGTTTTTCCATTTTCTAATCCATGCTCACCTATTAAAGTTGTGGCTGACTCATAAACTTTTGTAATATTCATTTCATTATCGGCTGTTAATACTGCGCCAGGTAATTTTTTTTGTAATTTATCTAAAACAGATGCGTCTGTATTATCTTTATTGATAAATGAAAAGTTTTTAAATATAGGATTAAAATTATCAGGATATTGTGCAACAAATATACTTTCACTTTCTCTTACATTTTCTATTCTGGAACCATATCTATCAATAACAACAACCAAACATTTATCAAAACCACTATTGTAAAAAGCTAAACTAGCGTGTGTGAGATGATGTTCACTGCACATACGAATAATTTTGTTGTCTTTATATTGATTAATATATTTTATAAGATTATCATTTAAAGTATCATCAAAACTAGGAGAGCTAATTACTATCTCATCAAATTTTCTATCATCTTTTAAAATTAAATCTAAAGAATCCTTAGGTGGATAATCTCTTTTCTTTCTAGTTAGTCTTTCTTCTTTAGAAAAAAACTCTATTTGTCCGTCTTTGATTATAGCAATACTGCTGTCGTGGAATGGTGATATACCCAAAATTCTCATAATATTCCTTCAGTTAATATAATTATTTATGTATCAGTTCCATCCGTTGGATTAAATCTCTTACCATCTTGGTAACTAGATATAGTTGTTGTAAATCCAAAATCATCATCTGCATCAGCAGTTGTAGGTTTAGGTGTAATTACAATTCTTTCATCTCTTGTTAAAGGCGCTGTTGTACTAGCACCTAAATCTGTTTGTACTTTTTTAACTACACTTTGATTATTCATTGGACCAAATAGATAAGTTTTTGCTGTAAAACCTAATGTGTATATAACAGCTCTTCTTGTTGTAAAACCTCCGTCATAGCTATCTTCATAATTTACATTGTTTAAAACAACAGGAATATCTCTTTTTATATCCATATCAGGTATTACATTTACAGTAACCGTATAATCTGGTTGAAAGAATGGTAATATTTGTTCTATTATTTGTAATCCATTTTCAGCTGTTGCTGTAAAACAATATAAACTATAACTTATATTATATGGTACAGGTGTATAGTTATAATGTAAAGTGTTTCCGTCTTTTACTTTTTTAAATTTTTGTACTCTAGTTAATTTTCTACTAGGATCATAAGCCAAGCCTGTAATTTCAAAACCTAAACGAGGTAATGTAATTGAAAACTCTCTATTATCCAAACTTGCTTGTTGATCTAATCTAACTAAAAACTTTTCTTTAGGTGCATAAGCTAAAGGTACTTTGATACGTGCTGTTACTGCGCCAGTAGTATTTGTGTTTTGAACAGTAATATTATTAAACAATTGACCAAAAGCAATTGTCATTCTTCTTAAACTTTCGTTGTAAAAATATGTTCCAAACATTAATCAACCTCTCCAAATGGATTTCTTTCTGTAAAGTCTAGTATATCATCAGCAACACTAGCTGTATCAAAACCAGCTTCTGTATCTAAATCATCATTTTGAGCAAAATCACTTTGGTCTTGTACAGTTGTTGTAGCAAATGTTTCTAATAAAATAAATGCTGGTTGACCTGACGCTAATGGTTGTTCCATAATTATAGAACCTGATCCATCTTCTAATGATGTTTTGTGTTGTAAAGTATCTAAACTATATTTATCCTCAGCAGCATCAATGGCAGCAACTCCTGTATCTAAATTTTCTGAGCTGTACTCCCATCTAGTTACTCTTAATTTGTAAACAGGTAAATTACCTAATTGAAAGAATGGCTCTTGGTCTTCAACAAATTGTATTTCAAAAAAAGAATTCATCAAAGGGAAATACATAATATCACCCTCATTAGGTCTACCTTCTACTATTTGAGTTGCTGGATTATCTACTTGATTCTGCCAACTTCTTTTAGCTATTACAAAAGTTGTATCATCTCTAATTTCTAAACCAAACTTATTAATAATTTCTTGTTGACCAGCAAAACCTTCAGTGGTTTCAAAATAAGTTTCTATTAGATAAGAGTCATCAAATCTACTTGATGTATCTTCTCCTAATATTAAATCTCTGTTAACAAGGGTTCTTGGTAAGTAGTAAACATCATGCCCATATATTTTTAGGCCTTCAACAATTAAATCTTCGTATAGTCTTTTTTCGTGTTGACTACCAATTCCATTTCCACCTTGAAAGTAATGATTGACTGGCATATCATTATCCTATCATTAATGGTTGTGACATCTCAAAACTTCTTCTGAGTTCCTCTTCTAATTTTTGTATATCAGTTAAAGCCTCTGAATAAATTTGACCACCATTTAAAGACACTCCACCAACCATAGCTACACCATTAAATTTTGATAAGTTTGCACCCCATTGTCTTTTGAATAAAGCTGTTACATATCTTTTTAAAAATATATCATTGAATACATCTGTGTAAATATTTGGGTCTAATTTTCTATAACATTCTATAATTAAATATTCACCTGGTTGTAGATCATTTGCCCAATCCATATCAATATATAATCTATTTTGATGTTGATTAAATCTTAATGGTTTTTCACCTACTAATATATGATCTAAAAAATCTAAATGTCTTAATACTACTTCATAGTTAATAACTGAAGTTGAAGCAAAATCATATAAATCATTTAATCTCAATTGGTATCTTACATCAAACATATTTAAGTTTGCTTTATCAGAAAAAGGAAATAAATTTATAACAGAAATAATACTATCTGGTACCACTAGGTAATTTTTATCTTCAACCCAAGTTGACGAATTACCAGTATCTTCTTTGTCAGAATTAGATTCTGATTTGGCATTTAAAGTGGTTAATCTTGTTCTATCTGCTTCGGTAAGTTTATATTTTAGGTAAGTACGAGCAATACCATCATAATGATATTGAGTAAAATATTGTAATGCTTCATCAATTCTATCTTCTAATTGATCGTCATCCACATTAATTTCAATGACTGGTTTTCCTAAAGCTCTTAAAGCGTATTGTTTTAATGTTTCTCTTGTAGCTGGTACTGCCATATAAATCCCTTTTTCTTATATATTTATAATACTTATATAGTAGGAAAAAGGTTATCTTTACAAAACAATTTTATGTCTTCTTCGGGCAATCCTAATGATTGCATCGTTTTTGGAGTGTGTGGATTTTTTTGTTGATTTTCACAATAAAAATTTTGTGCTTTTATGACATCTTCTGATTTACTATCATTGTTATAATGACCAATCTTATCCAAATAATCATTTAAATTTGACTCTGCTAATGTACATACCATATTCATTTCTTTTTCTTCTCTTACATTACCAGCGGCTATCATTCCCTCACTAAAGATAGCCTTTGCCCAATCTGGTAACTCTCTCTCTTTACTCGGTTTAAACCACTTTGATGATTGTACAAACCATTCTGTCAATGGATGATTTTTTTTCAATAGTGGTGAAAAATCGTGGAACGCTCCTGTAATTTTATTTTTACCTGCAATTACATCCCATCCGTAAATAGGACCTCCGTTTGTAATATTAGGAAATACACAAACGTGCATCATCCACAATCCTTTAGATTCCCTCACATCAACCACATCTACATGCGCTCTTCTAACATTATTATTTTTCCAAGTTCTGTTGACCCAACCGAATTCTTCATTATTAAAACGCTCCATTCCTGGCTCGTTATATTCTTCACAGTTTTTATCTAGTGTATCTATTATGTTTTCTTTACACTTAATTAATCTTTCCCAAATCATTAATCTTTCCCCTCAATACTAGTTCCTTTAAAAGGATCATTTTTTGTATCTCTATTATTTTCATCAAATATTTCTAATTCGTTTAATTCTTTAAATAGTTCTGTAGCAAATCTAAAACAAGTTTTTGCTTCTGCTACAACATTTAGAACATATGTATTAATATAACTTTGTATTAACTCTTTTATAATTCTTTTCTTTTCTTCTGGTTTTTGAAATATCAAATATGTATTATTACCTGGTGTTTTTTTTCTAATCATTTGACCACCTGACAGATCACCAACGTGTCTAACGTATATATGAGCCATTAATTTTTCTGGATCGTTTTGTATTGACCCAATATGTTTAACGTACTCCTTTGTACTTTCAGTTATTGTTGGTGGGTTATCTAAATTATCCCATAGACCTTTGTAGTCAGTATATAATCTTTCAGCTCTTGGTACATCAGGTATTGATCTAAACAAACCATTTATATGTGCGTGTTGTTCTAATATTGAATAACATTGTAATAGATTATAAATGTATGTGGCATAAAGTTTTTTATCAATATTACCAGACATTAAAGTTTTTACAAACGCTTGTCTTTCAGCATTTTTATGTTCTTCCCAAACTAATTCTCTAATATCTACTTTTTTATTTTCCATCTATTTTTCCTACAGGTGTTGTATAATGAAAATGTGTTATAGTATATCTGCCATAGCCAAGTTCACTAGGTTCGTTAATCCATTTTATTGGTGTTACTTGATGTTTGTAATAGCCAGGAATTATAATCATTCTATTATGTTTACTTATAATTTCAGTATTAGTATCATTTAATATAAAATCACCACCTTCATACCTTTTTGGTATACTATGAAACCAAATCAATGAAGTAAAATTAAAATTATCAATGTGTGATTCGTAATGGTCATCTTCTTCATAATAAGATATTAAATTAGATGTATGAGTTGTATCTCTAAAATTTCTAGCTTGTGGCATAGCTTCTTCTATTATATTATAAAATTCATCTGTATGCATTTTTTTTCTTAATTTTATTATAGAAGAATCTCTTTCACCATCTCTATATACTGAATCAATGTAAGTACGATAAGAAAAACCTTTAGGTTCTCCTGTTGCATGTCTAGCAGTAATTGTATTTTCTGCTCTATAAAATTTTTCTTTAGATGTAAAAAAATTTAACTCAGCCCATATACTTTTTTGTTCATCTTCTGTAAACCAATCATCTATAAGTAAACAAGGAAAATGAGTATGCTTGTTAATAAATTGTGGTTTTTTCATCATCAATCATTCCTAAAAAAGGTCTTCCATCATATTTTATATTGTGAGGCCCTTTTTTATCATTATAATGTAAAAATACTTGAGCGTGATTATTACCTACAAATCTTTCTCGCCAATGTTCTAACTCACAACCCTTATATATTAACATATCACCTTGTTCTAAATTTATTGGTATTTCCGTTCCGTCTTTTTCTTTTATATATAATGGCCACAAATAGTTTTCATATTTTGATTTATCTAAATTTGAATTATCAAATCCTAAACATAATGTTGTTGATATTTCACAGCTAGGTCTATCACTGTGTTTTGTCAATTCCGTTCCTTTAGTATATAATCTGTGATAAGAGTAAGTAGGTATTAGATCAATGCCTGTATATAAATTCATTTTATCTTTTAATGCATATAATAATGTATCAAAAACCAAATCACCATATTTACTGTAATCACCCATTGCTTGTACATCATCAAATCTTCCATAATGATGTGGATTAACATTACCTACACCTTCTATTTGTTCTAATACATTCAATCTTTCTGTTGCTAATATACAATACAAATAATATAACTGAGCTGTTTCTTTGTTTATAATTTTATCTAGTTTTACCCAACCGTGTTTATTAAAAAAATCTGAAATAGGTTGTGCTTGTTGTTCTTCAATATTAGAATCAATTTGTGTTAATTGTTTTTTAACTTTTTCTAATTGTTCTGGCGTTAATTTATCTAAATTTTCTATCATTATTTAAATGGCTTTCCTAAAGTCCACATAACTAAAGAATATCTAGTTCCTTCAGTTACAGGTGTTACTTGATGATATATGTATGACGGAAATACAATCACTGATCCTTGAGGTCTTATTTCTACACACTCGTGGTATCTTTTTCCGTGACTATGTGGTCCAAAATCAAACTTTAAATTACCACCTTTATAACTTCCCTCTGGCATTAAGTTTACTGTCATACTTAATTTTCTAATTTTACCTATGATATTTTTATTTGTTACATATTGCATAGGATTTTTTTCTAATTCTTCTTTTGGTGTTACACCAGGTATGAGTCTTTTGTACACACTATTATGGCAAGAACCACTATCTGAATGCCAACCATAAAATTGATTTACACCGTACTTTGTAAACTGTATACTTTCAGACCAATCGTAATCATAATGCCATCCTGCTTTTTTATTAGCTTCTTCTAAATAAGGTGATAATAAATCATACACCCATTGTTCATCTATCCAAGAAACTTCACTATCTCTAGTGTAAGTATTTTTTAAAACCTCTTGGTTTTTTTCTACATCTAAATCACTAAAAGTTTTATCATTAATAGGTTTAGCATCAGGCATTTCATCCTTTTCTGTTTTTCCAAAAGTTGTACCTCCTGAAAAAATTTTACTATTTCCTAAATCTATTATACGCTGACATTGCTCTGGTGTTAGAGCACTTTTAAAATAAAAATATATGTTTTCTAGTTGCATTATATAAAATCATAAAAGTTAATCTTTTTCTATTTGATCTAATAGTTTATACTCTTTAACTTTATTTACAAATCTATTTATCATATCATCAAGGTAATCTAAATCTGCTGAAAATGATATATGTGGTATTTTTATTTTCTTACCATTAACATTATCATATCTCCAACCTTGTTTTTGTTGGCCTAATTTTTCGTCTTTTGTGAATTGATACCAAAGTGTTTTTGTGTGGTCTAACTCTGGTACATCTTCTAACTTAAAATTTTGTTTTAATTCTTCTTTAGCAAGATCATATGGAACACCTTGTCTTGCATCAAAAAATCTTATTATTTCTTCTGCAGCATCTTTATGATCTTTTGTAAGACTTGTATCAGAATAATCAAATATAGCACTATCTAATCTTTTACCTGTAACATTAGACGTTGTATTTCTGTTTTTATTATCTTTATCTGTGGGATTAGGATTGTAAAAATCGTTGTTTTCTAAACTTTTCGTTTCATCTATTTTTACATAATTATCCAAATCATTTTTAACATCTTTAGCCATAATTTTCCTTTTTATAATATATTAATTAGTATCTTAAAATAACAACGCCTGGACCACCAACTCCACCTGGGTGACCACCACCTCCGCCACCACCTTGGTTTGTTCCACCATTAGGTGCTGTAGTGTGAATGGCTCCTGCGCCTCCACCACCTGGACCTGGCGAACCAGCTGGTCTTCCACTTGGGCTGTGTTTTCCACCGCCTCCTCCTCCAGCTCTAGTTACTGAAGAACCTGTAATATCACTTGAACGACCTGGGCCACCTGGACCTCCTGGACCTTCATTACTTGGATGATGAGGTGAACCTGGACCACCAGCACCACCAGCGCCTCCGCCGCCACCGGCGCCTTGCCATCCACTCATACCGTGTGGATTTGGACCACCTGGGTGACCGTGACCATAGTTACCTGACTCTCCTGGTTGACCTGGTTGTTGAGCTGAACCACCTGTTCCTCCTGGTCCTCCATCTCTACCAACTCCACCACCAGAACCACCTGGTCTTCCGTTTGCTCCACTTCCTGGGCCGTGGTTTCCACCACCACCACCACCTTTAGCAGTTAAAGTTGAAAATACTGAATCTTGTCCACTAGTAGCTGTTCCATTTGAACCAGGTCCACCAGTACCTATGTTTCCTGGAATATTTGCTCCTGGTGTAACAGAGAAGCCTGGTCTATAAATATAACCTCCAGCTCCGCCGCCTCCCCAGCCGCCGCCACCGCCGCCGCCGATAAGCAAAACGTCTAGTGTTGCTATACCTGCTGGATTAGCAAATGTAAAACTTCCTGTTGAAGTATATGATGTTACTTGAGGTGCTTTTACTGTAATTTTAAATTGTCTTGTGGTATTACCTGCACCACCATTTTGTGCTGCTGTAATTGAAAAAGTTGATGTTGTATCTGTTCCTACTGCACTTACAGAACCTGTAATTACAGCTGTTGAAGTATTTAAAGATAAACCTGATGGTAAAGCACCTGAAGATACTGAATAAGTTATTGTATCACCCTCAGCGTCTGTTGCACCACATAAGTCGGCAGCTGCAATTGTAATTCCTGATCTAGCTCCATCAAAAATACTAAATGTTGTATCTGCTGCATTTGTAAATGTAGGAGTTGTATCAACACTAATTGCTTGTTCTAATAGAGCAGATAAACCTGATGGGTTAGTTACTTTTATGTTATATGGCTCATTAGCATTAACAAAAGATGAATAAGGAACAATAATTGTAATTTGGTTACTACTATCATTTGTAGTTGTTGTAGGTGTAATATTAGAACCTGAAGATGCTTCAAGTATAACAGTAGCATTATTTGGATCAAATAAAGAACCTGCAATTACAATTGTTGTATTACCTGATAAAGATGAATTGATAAAGCCTGTTGCTGATGCACCTGCACCATCAATATTAATAGATGTTAGAATAGGTGGAGCATCAATAGATTTCCATTCAACACCAGTATAGTATTCTAATAAATCTGTAGTGTCGTTAAATCTTAAACGACCTTTTTCATTTACTCTATCACCACTACCTAGACCACTATCTGATACAGTTATTCCCGCTGCACCTTTAAACTTTCTATTCTTACCTGTAAAATCTCTTAAATCTGCCATATTTTAATCCTTGTACTATTATTTATACTAGATATTCTCTATCAATTTCCATCCATAAGTTGCGCCAGTATATACTAAACCAATACTAGCATTTTCTGTTGATATTATTAAATCTTCTGTGGCACCCATAATTTTACCTGTATTTCTACCAACTGTTAAGTTGTTAGTATCAAATGTACCAGCTAAATCTAAAAATCTTAATTGGTCACCTACTAGAGGAGATGATGGTAAGTTAATTTGCATTGCAGCTGCTGTTGTATCTACAAAATATCTATCATTTGCTGCAGCAACTATTACAGTAGAACCATCAGCAGTTTTTGTTGCCCAAGGATTACCGCCACCTAAACCAGTCCATTGAGAACCATTATAACCTTCCCAAGTAACTAATTCTGAGTTAAATCTTAACGCACCATTAAATAAATCAACACCTGTAGGTCTTTGTGCAGTAGTTCCTGTTGGAGGAACCATTGCTTTTACACCCATTTTATCTCTTTGTAAGAAACCTTTGATAGCAAATTCTGTTGGTACTGCTAATGGTGAGTTACCACCCATAGTTTCATCAGTAGAAAACTCATTAATTGTAGCACCAATTTCTGCACCAATAGAACCAAGTTGTAGTTCTGTCAAACCAGATAAGTCAAACGCATCAGCGTTAAGAGTTGCTATACCTGTTGACTGTTGAATTCTGAATAGATCACCAACTCTAAAGTCACCATCTTGGTCAGTAGATGAGAAGTAAACACGACCACCATCATTCTCAACAACTTCATCAGCTTGATCTGCGGGTTGTGAAGAATTTCCAGGATAGTTTGAAGTTACGAAGTCACCAGTACCAATATCTAGGAAGTCATGTCCTGTTAAACGAACATTTGAATATCCTGTTGTAATTGTTGTTGCTGTGTTATCTGCAATTGCATTACCTGAAGTAACAGCAGCTGTAAGTCTGATTGTTGCCTGTTTATTTGATGTATTTGTTTCTGATACAGCAGACACTCTGTAATAAGTTGAGTCACCTGCAAACTGAACATTAGCACCAGTTTTAATTACATTTGCACTACCTAGTGTGCTATCAGTTGAGTCAACTGCAATTAAGGCACCTGTTTGTCCTGTTTGAGCAGCTGAAGAAGCCGCTTTAACTTGGAATGTTGAAGAGTCTTCTTTTGTAATTGTTAATACTTCACCATTTACGAATGAACCTGTAATACTTTCAATATGAAAATGGTCAGTAGATATGTTTGTTCTAAATACGGTTGCACTTGCACCACCAGCACCTGATATTGTAGCAGTACCTTGGCCTTGTGTTGTTATCATGTCTTGTACATCTGATTCTGTACCAGCGCCAACAAATTGTGTTGAGTCATATTTTAACATTTGACCACGAGAAATTACTGAAACAGGAGTTTCACTTGCTAATGTACCTGTTGCCTCAGCACCTTTTTCACCGTAAGCAGATGAACAGTTTAGACCTCTAATAAATCCACCCGATTCTGCGTAAAATGATTTATCACAATAATAAGTAAAGACTGAAACCATTTCACCACGACCACCACCTAATGCATGAACACCACGACCATCAGAGTTAATTTGTGTGTAGTCATTACATAAAATAGATTTGTTTCCGCCTGCATGTAAAAGACCATCTATTTGAACACCTGTAGCGCCAGCATTAACAGACGAACAGTTTTGAACATAAGGCGAAGCAGTTGTAATTGAACCGCTAGGGTCTAAAGAAACTACGGCAGCCTTACCAGTTCCACCAGCAGCAGGTGTTCCTGTTAAACCTTTCATTGACATTTGTACTAAATTTGTCTGATTGTTACACAAGAACATATTAGAAGCGTTATTATTTTCTAACGCTGTAACCGTTACTACTAAATCTGAACCTACTTGTCCAGAATCTGCTGTAATATCTGCTCCTTGAAATGTAATGGTATCATTTACAACAAATCCTGTACCACCATGATAGATTGTTACAGTTGGTGTTGATGAACCGTCTGTTACAATATTTGCTAAAAATGAAGTTGCTATTCCCGAACCACTTGTTGATGTACCTTTAACACGGTTAAATGTTCCTGCAGCTCCGCCTGTACCACCAGATGTTACTGAAACTGTTTTAACTTGATGACCTGTTCCTGTAGCAGGTCTAATTTCTGTTCCTCTTAAACTTTCACCTTGAACCGTAACACCGGCAGGAACTCTAATAGGTAAAGTTTCTCTGTAAACGCCGTTTTTAATATAAACAACATCACCAATTGAAGCAGAAACTACTGTAAATGTTATTGTGCTTGCACCAGCTAATTGAGAACTTGCATTTGTAAATGTAATAACATCACCAGCTGCATGACCTGAACCACCACTTGTAAGTATGATTGTTGGTGTAGATGAACCATCTAGTGTAACTCTTGCTGTTACGCCTGTACCTGAACCGTCTGTGCTTGTTTGTGTAATATCGTAAGTGCCTGGAGTACCACCTGTACCAGCTGTAATCGTATCAAAAGCGACAACATCACCTGTTTTATAGGCTGTTCCGTTTGCGTAAGTGCCTAATGCATTAAAACCAGGATTTAATAATTCCCAATATGTGTCTGCACCTGTAGTGTTTGGTGTTTGTGCTGAATGTTCAATCTTAGCAACATATGAATATCCACCATAAGTTACTACATCACCCTTTTGATAAACAGTTGATGTTGACCAACTATCTTCAAATTGTAAACCCTCTGTGTATAAACTAAATTTTGTTTCATCAAATGCACCAGCTGAACCAGATGATGTGTGAGCTGTAGTACAAATCCATAAATTAGCACCATACTTAACAATATCATTTACTTTGTAATAAGTTGTAACTGCATAATTACCTTTGTAATCATAACCATCTTGATATAATTCCCATTTTGTT